TATTATAGCGATGCCATTCAAGAAGCCCCGAGTACTTAAACGCAAAAACATCAAACGTAAGACTGGAGCGAAAGCACAGTCCAAGCAGATAATGTCATTATCAAAACAAGTAAATAAATTAACAAAAACTCAGTTTGAAACTATCCAAACCGTCTGGAATAGAAATGATCTATCTGTAGATAGTCTCACAGCCGGTACAACAGCATACATTTGTCCGTTACCTAAATCTATGTGTAACGTCTATGGACAAACAACACTTCAAACACAGGGTCAAGCCGATCAGCGTCTTTTATGGAGCGACAACCTCGCCATTGCCGCCCAATCCTCATATGCAAAAGGTCAAATCTTTGGTTCTAGTGAAGCCGCCCGAGTTAGTGGTGAAATTCACCACATGGGTGGTACTCTTCGTTGGCGATTAACTAGTGCAGAACCAAGCTTTAGCACTTATGATATTTTTGTAATTTCCCCCAAAACTAAACAAGCCGACCAACTTATTACCGATAGAAGTCTTAAAGGAGGTGCCGTACCCGGAAGAGATGCAAATCTCAGTGAAGGTCTGGATTATATAAGCCACCCTGACTGTCATATGACAGAATTTAATAGAAAAATGTGGAACGTCCATTATCAGCGTCGTGTTAATTTCGGGCATCCTGGATCTACCGCAATTAACTCAAACGTGAATCCTGCAAACACCAACCCACGCAACAACGCAGTCATCGCAGAAGGCAAAGTGAAACTGTCTGCTGGTGGTGTACTTAAGTCTTTTAATAATGCTCCTCTTGATGTCCCGGGACAAAATGACCGGGGCTTCAAACCTCTCAATGCATCTCAGATTGGGTATATCGATGAACAGAACGAGAAAACTCAGTACTTGGTCATCGTAAATAATGGGGTTTCCGCCGACTTAGAGACGGTAAACCTTTCATTCTTAGTTAAAGATTATTATAAAGCGGTTGTTTAATCAACCCTCTCACGATCTGCCCTCATCCTTGATACGAACCTCCAGTGCCTTAGTGGTGCAGTCCAATAGACACATCGCTTAGTCCAGTGCCGTAGTGGTTTCAAGTCATATCGTGATGCCCCGTCCAACTCCTCCTTACACGGATGGATAGGATGGGCATAGCTCGCAACGAGACACTGCAACTCATAGGGTAGTGTCTCCATATACCTTACCATATCAGTATGCCTTTAAGCCCTTTTGCTTAAAGCTTTACACAGCGTAGCAGCGAAGCTAATCATTTTTATGTTGCCCGTCCGGCTAGGACGAAATGGGGAGAGTGAAAACTGAGGACGACACGTCAAATTTTAATTTGACGTACTGAGGAGGAAGGCTTTCACGGTCTCGGAAGAGACTCCCCAACAATGAGGCGTCGTCGCCGAATCCGTGTTTTTTAAAATTTGAGGTCAAATCAAACCCAAATTCCTATATTGGCCGGACAACCGGACACTTCCACCTACGCGCGTTCCTGAATGGATTTATTCAGGAACGAACAGAGCATTTATGGTCTGTTTGGAATAGATTTACTTTAAACTCTGGTTGTCCGAAGGTCGTGAAACGACATGCGGACAAACCGGACACAAAATAATATTTAGGAATTATATAATGTTGAAACAAAGGTTACACGACGGTAGTCTATTAATAGACCATTTTAGGAGTCTTAAACCTAGTTTCTGGAAAGGTACAGGTTGGACCGGCTTTCCAGAATTTTATGAAGCACACAAACTCAAGGACGAAGGCGAAAGCATTCCGTACTTCTGGATTCAGTTTCCCAAACCGCATTCTCTGGCTTCGCCGAACTTATTCTTGGATGCAATTCAAGAGTTAGAGAGATATTCGTGGTTTAATAATTATTATTTTAATATAGAATTTAATCCTCATATTCATTGTCATTTAATTATCGCTGGTCCCAGCGAGGACACTCGTCCGAACAGAATTATCAAGAATATAGCAAAACATTTAGCAATTAAAGAAAATCACATACAATGCAAAAGATATTCACACTCTTTTGACAATAGACTTAATTACGTAAAGGGCTTAAAGATATCTAGTGATAAACAAATGTTAGTAGCACAAGATAAAGAAGATAGGAAAAAATATAATATTAGCAATTATTATAGCGATGCCATTCAAGAAGCCCCGAGTACTTAAACGCAAAAACATCAAACGTAAGACTGGAGCGAAAGCACAGTCCAAGCAGATAATGTCATTATCAAAACAAGTAAATAAATTA